GCTGGCGCAATGAGGAAGCCACCCTGAGCGCGTCGGGCGTGCACCGTGGCAGTCGCGAACAGCTATAGCGTTCGTGTAAGGAACGGGTGGGATCGTATTGAGTTTAGCTCAACGCACGCTCGAGCGGCGGTGGCGGCGATGGATGTTTTACCGGTTGAACTCTCGGTGATAGTGGTACCAGCGGGGGGCACGGCGGTCACAGTTGCCGCGGCGCCGGCGATCGAGTGGGCAGACCCGCCAGCGTTGCCGATTGTTTCGTCTGAGAGGCTGTTGCGCTCGTCTGGTAAAATCCGCATTTTGGCAGGGCCAGGCAGCACGCACCCCCTCAGAGGTCAGTGAATCCTCCGGATGCTCATAGTAACCCCATTCGACCCAATCGAGGTGGGCGAAATTGACAATTTTGCGTTTGATTTCACGTCAGACATGGGGGCTGCAGCAATTACGTCCACGAACTGGACATGTGCGTTGGCTCCGTATCAGACCGCAATGGATCCGGCGCCACAATCGCGAGTATTGTCGGTTTCAGCCCAAACCGCCATTCAACTACACTCGCCGGTAGACGGCTCGTTACAAACGCGGCTGGGATCATTTTCTGTCGCCTCAATTGGTGGGATGCCCTCCTCGGCCGCGGGCGGCATTTACATTCTGGAAGCCACTGCCAATCTCAGTGATGGCTGCGGCTCAAACTCAACGCAACAGTTGAGTGCAAATTACCAGGGGTATGACCCCGTAGTCCCCTGACCACAGGCAACGCACGTTGGATTCTTGGCACAAAGTCGAAATCTGAAAATCTGACTGGAAATCGAATAATGCGACTCTATGGTGCAATCCAAAAGGTCGAGCCCCAGGATGACGGAACCGTGCGCGTGTACGGGATCGCGACATCGGAGGCCTTGGACGATCAGGGAGAAATCGTGCGGGCCGACGCCATGCGCGCCGCGATCCCGGAATATATGCGTTTCCCCGCTCTGCGCGAAATGCACCAACTGTCGGCCGCCGGAACTACCCTCGAAGCTGAGGTCTGCGAAGACGGCACCACCCGCATCGTCGCCCATGTCGTCGACCCAGTTGCCGTGGCCAAGGTGAAAAACCAAGTGTATCGAGGTTTTTCCATCGGGGGCCGCGTCTTACAGCGCGAGGCGGGAAATCCCAAAACAATCACCAACCTCGTGCTAAACGAGATCTCGTTGGTCGATCGGCCGGCTAACCCAGAGGCCGTATTTGATTGTTGGAAAGCCGCGATTACGGCAGACGCTCCTCTTGAGGAATCCTTTTTTCCTGGCTCGGAAGCGGTGTTGACAACTTCAGAACAAGCTCCCGGGGAACGAGAGCCCTTTCACCCACCGATCCAGATCTGGGCCTGTGGAATTGCCGATCACCGCCATCTGGCGAAGGTCGAGGCAATAAAATGTCTCGAAAAAGCGAGCGTGCCTGGATCGTCAGAGGTCGAAGCCGCGATTACCACCGAAGCGAGAGTAGTGGTCAAGTCTGAAAGCCGGACAGCGGCCGATGAAAATCACAATCTGGGGAAAACAGCACGCTTGGGCTCAGTTAAACCCGAGAAGCCGTGCGGCAACGTTCATTACGCCGATCCTGGTTATCAGCTGGACAGAAGAAAGCGCTATCCGATTGACACTGACCGCAACATTCGTGCAGCCTGGAATTACATCAACAACCCTGACAACGCAAAGAAATACACTGAGGATCAGCTCAAACGGATCAAGGCCACAATAATCGCCGCTTGGGAGGATAACATTGACGAGGACGGTCCGCCTATGGCCGACGGTCATGAAAAAATCGCTTCCTCTCGGCTAAGTAAGGCGCTTTGGGATGTTGGTCGTGTCGCTCGCGTGATTCTCGATCTCGACTGGCTTAGACAGGCGCTTGATCTTGAAGCAGCAAGAGAAAATGATAACTCGCAGCAACCCGCTCGCCTGCAGGAAATCATTGCCGAACTATGCGAAATCCTGAATGCATTGGTAACGGAGGAAACGGGCGAAATGCTGGATGAGGGAACAGATACTTCATCACTCGCGCCGACAACACCTGAAATGATGGCAGAGAAAGGCAGGCCAGGCATCCGAAAGCTTGCTACTGGTCCACTCACCAAGGCCAAGCACTCGCAAGGCGACCAAGCGCTGCTGGATATGGCACGCCTCGCGTGCGACAAGTGCCTGAAGATGGGAGGCCTTTCACTTACAGAGGCGGACAACCTCCGCGAGGCGCGCGGCTTCTTGGATAAGGCTGGGGCGCTGACGACCGAGAACACTGGCCGCGAGATGACGGACGATGCCGGGGATGCGCAGCCGGCTTCCGGGTCTCTGCCGAGCGACAACGCCACGTTTAACGTGGTGAAGGCGATTGGCGTCGTGGCTGCGGTGCTCGGAAAGGCGGGCCGCGCGCACCAGTACATGATGGATATGGCCCATGAGTGCCTTAGAGAGCTGACTAACGGGACCATGTGCGAAGTGGCCGCGAAGGTCGGGGCAAGACATTCGAGCGAGACCATGGGGCATCTTGAGGCGGCGCACCGCCATCTAGTCTCGGCGGGGGCTAGCTGCGATGCCAGCAGTGTTTCCGAAAGGAACGAACAAACGCAAATTGGTGATTGTACCGAGTCCAGCAAGGGGGCTCAGCTTGAAGATCTTGCTAAAGCACTGGTTGCCGAGCGCACCGATAAGACCGCTTTGGGCAAAGTCCTGGGCGAGATCGTGCCAATGCTCGAGCGTCTGACACAACGGGTGGATGACATTGCCCGAACACCGCTGCCACCACTCACGATCGCCAAGGGGACCGTCTCGGTATCAAAGCAGGCGGACCGCGGTGGCGCCGGCGTTGGCGACCCAGAGCTCTCGTCGGAAACGGTCGCCTCTGCTTTAGCGAAGATGAGCAAAGAGGAACAAACTTTGACCCTGACTAAGGCGAGCTACGCGAATCCAATTCGCGTGCTTGGCACAGGCGCAATGAGTGCTGAAACAATGCGCAAAGGGGACGCTTCATAGGGGTCGTGAACCGATTATCTTCCGACAGAGACATGAACAGAATTTACGGTCATTATGCTACTAAATAATCAATCATTTAAGAGACCATTCTCAATATGGAAGATCGGTGGAAAATAAAGTCGACCTTGATTGTCGCGTAGTTGCATCCGGTGTGATCTCTCGAAGCATAGCTATTCAGTGTCCAATTGGCTGCCGCACTGGGCAAATGCCTACCAGCCCACGGTGCGCCATTTACAGTATCCGGCCGAACGGCCGTCGCTAGGCCCGGTATCATCCAGGCCCTTCGTTGCCCCCCTTTTTCGGGAGGAAGATTTGATGAATTCAATTACTCAAGAATCGCTTGACCTTATGAAGGGCGCTCTAGCCCAGCCCGACTACACGATCGCCAAGTCGATCTCGACGCAGACTGGCCTGATCGCCTATGACTTGCAGGCTCCGGCAAAAAACCTCTATCCGTTCGTCACCCCGATCCGGAATAGCATACCACGTGTCGGCGGCGGGGTCGGCTCAGCTACGAACTGGCGTCAGGTCAATGCTCTCATTGGCTCTGGTTTCGACGCGATGGGGTGGGTCCCCGAAGGACAACGCTCGGGTCAGATGTCGTATTCGACCTCGACCAAGACATCGACCTTTGTGACGATCGGCGAGGAAGACGCAGCGACGTTCGAAGCAATTTCCGCTGGCCGCACGTTCGAGGATGTCCAGGCGACCATGGCGTTTCGCCTGCTGCAGAAAATGATGCTCAAGGAGGAGATGGCGATCCTCGCTGGGAACGCTTCGTTGACCCTTGGGACGCCCTCAACCCCGACCTTGTCGGCCTCAGGTGCCGGTGCAACGCTTCCGGCCGCGACTTATTTCGTCAAAGTCGTGGCGTTGACGCTCGAAGGCTATCAAAATTCCAGCGTCCTGGGAGGCGTCGGCACTTCAAAGATCGTCATCGGTGCCGACGGGAAGAACTTCACCCTCGCAGGAGGTTCGTCGAACATTAGCGCAGAGGCTAGTCAAGCGGTTACGCTCGGCCAAACCTTGTTCTGCACCGTCATTCCGATCCAGGGTGCAGTTGCCTACGCTTGGTATGTCTCGACTACGAGTGGAACCGAAACGTTGCAGGCAATAACGACGATAAACAGCCTAGCCATGACGACGCCGCTCAGCACCGGCAATCAATCTCAGTCCACGATTACCACTGACAACTCCGCCAACCCAAGTTACGCCTATGACGGGCTACTGACAACTGCGCTCAAACCGGGGTCGAACGCCTATGTTAGCATCATGCCGACGGGGACCGCCGGGATCGGGACGGCGCTGACAGCGTCGGGCCGCGGGTCGGTCATCGAGATCGACACTATGTTTCAGAAGATGTGGGACAATTTCCAGCTCTCGCCGACAGTTCTCTATGTCAACTCGCAGGAATTGAAAAACATAACCACGAAAGTGCTGTCGAACGCCTCAGGGCCTCTGCTGCGCTACGATACGCCTGCGGACGGCAGTGCCGGCGAGTATCAACTCACTGCGTCCGGAGTAGTGCAGTACTACTACAACCCATTTGCAATAAATGGCGGTCTTCGAATTCCGATCAGGATCCACCCACGCGTGCCGGCGGGTACTATCATCGGCTGGGCGGAGAACCTGCCGATCCAATATCAGTCGAACGAAGTGCCGAACGTCGCCGAGGTTAAGACCCGGCAAGACTACTACCAAATCGACTGGCCCATTGTCACCCGCCAGCGTCAGGTTGGCGTCTACGCCGAAGAAGTGCTGGCCATCTACGCGCCGTTTGCGATGGGCGTGATCTCCAACATCGCAAACGGTTGAAGGGCGTGTCCGATCTCGCGGCACTCCCGCGCGAAGCGCTGGCGGCTCCAGCCCCCGGATTCGCCCCGGGGGCTGCCCTTTCAGAGGAACTCACACTGCTCCGCGCTGCCTTTGGCCAGGACGAGGCCAATCACGGTACAGTGTGCTATCCGGTCGGTGCCGATGGACTTGTGCGGGTTCCGCTTGATGTTGTTAGCTCACTGATCGAGAGGGGAGGGTTCGCCCGGCCAAATACTAAAGACGAACCAATTTCGGTCGGTGTGATCAAGCTGCACCACCAGGACGCTGGGGGCTGCTCCTATCATGGCCAACGATATCCCGCCGACGAGAACGGTGACGTTCTCGTACCAGCCGAGGCCGCAGCCGAACTCTCAGCGCATAATTTCGTGCCAGTGGTTCAAGACCCATCAGCGGAACCAACGCATGTCCAACCACAGCTGGGCAGCCGATCAAGAAAAGGGGTGATCCAGTGGCCTTCGGCGACGTGACGACGCTTGCCGACGTCAAAGCATGGTTGCAAACCGGGCAGAGCACCTTTCCGATAACCGACGATGCACTTCTAACACGTCTTATTACCGCGGCTAGCCAGTACATTCAAACCTGGCTCAATCGCAAAATCCGACTGGCTGATTACGTCGAAATCCGCGACGGGACAGGCGGCCAGACACTGCAATTCGGCTGCTTTCCGGTTGCCGCTGTACTGTCGCTGACGATTGACGAGCAGACAATTCCGTTGTCGACCACGACCTGCGCTGCCGGCTACAGCTTCAGCGCCACACAGCTTGCAGTTCGCGGCTATACATTTAACCGTGGGGTACAAAATGTTGTTGTTGCGTACACCGCAGGGTATGCGACAACTCCGCCGGACATCGCCCAAGCGTGCATCGAGCTCGTTGCGCTCCGCTACCGCGAGCGCACTCGAATCGGCGAAGTCTCTAGGTCTTTGGGTGGCGCTGAGACAGTCAGCTACTCGCAAAAGGACATGAGCGACGGGACGAGGACGTTGCTCCAACAATACCGACTGGTGGCCCCGATTGTCACGATTCGGCCAACAGAGGCGCCAACCAGCTCCGACGTTGCTATCGTCGCCGGAATTTTATGATCACTGCCTATCTTGTCGGCGACAGGGAAGTCTCGTCATGGTTGCGCTCCATTCCGGACACGGTCAATACGAGCCTCGTACCCGCGATCACTAAGCTGGGGGTCGATCTCCAGCGCAAGATCCAGGAGGGTGCGCCCGGCGCTCAACTGCTTGCCGCCCGTTTTAGATCGCTTCACTCGAGTATTGATCTACAGATCGATCAAAGCGCCGACGGAGTTACAGCGACGCTCCTTCGTGACAGCGGATATGCACGCACTGGGGGATACGGCTCCATTGGCAGGGTCGGCGTCAAAAACAGCTTACGGCAAATTAAAGACACTTTCAGGCGCCCGCGCTCCGGCAAAGCGGTAAGCGTGCAGTCCCACAGTCCTAAGATGGATGTGCCCGAGCACTCCTTCCTGCGCTCAGCATTAGAGGAGATGGAACCGGCGATTCGCGAGGAAGTCGAAGCGGCACTTAACCAGGCGGTGAAGGGATAAGCACCCAACTCACGATGCCCACCTCCGGGCCATCAAACAAGCCTTTTCCCTTAATCGCCGGTCGCGGCGCGAAACAGAGGGTTCCTATTTCGCAGTCCAACCCGCGAATAAGCGACCTTGAAGAACGGCAAGGATCGACGAATGATAATCCGAGAAACCATCTACAACGCACTGTGGGAACTCGGCGCTGGTGCAGCCCGATTCAGCACCGCAAATCGGCGTCTCCAACACTGGGCCAAAGTTGCTCCAGCAGAGCAGCCGGCATTGTTCATGAGTGAAAAGGGCGGCCATGCTGTAGTAAAACGGCTCGGCGCGCCGATCGTGTGGACACTCTACGCCGAATTCTACATTTACGTTCACTCGAGCGATCCCTACTTAGCGCCCGGAACGATCCTAAATCCGCTGCTCGATGCTCTCGAAGCCGCTCTCGCACCGGCACCAACGACGGGAATCCAGAACCTAGGCCTGCCTGAAATGGTCCAGCACGCCTATATCGCGGGCAAGGTTGAGACTGACGAGGGCATTCTCGGCGATCAGGCGGTCGCGATCGTGCCGGTTGAGGTCCTGTGTATCTGACGACGGACCCATAGCAGCGACGCAAAGGATATGTTCGGCCTGACGCCTAAATGGCCTTGCTGCGCGCCTTATGCAAAGGAATGGCCAATGTCCAAGGAAAATATCCCTACCATCAAACTAGCACAGCCTCATTCAATCGACCAGCTTATCGAGGGCTGGTGGGCAGACCATTTCCCCGGCTCGGCAGTAGCGCGCGACACGCAAGCCTGGAATATCGCCCACGCTGCCAAAGAAAGGCTAAAGCAGCTCTTGAAAGGGAGTGAGTGACATGCAATTGAGCTTCGGGTCGGGTGCAGTATGGGGCGAGCGTACTGATGCGACAGGCTCGGGTATCGGCCCCCGCCAGTTCGGTGTCTTGCAGGAAATACAGATCGACTTCGACTGGAGCGACAAGGAGCTTTACGGCCAACTGCAATTCCCCGTCGCGATCGCGCGTGGGCAAGGCAAAATTACCGGCAAAGCGAAGTTCGCGCAGATCGTTGGTCTACTATATTCCGACATTTTTTTCGGAGTGACACCCGCCAGCGGACAATTCGCTGTCTCCCAGCTCGAAGCCGCTACCGTTCCCGCAACAACGCCCTATACCGTGATTGCCGCCAATGCGGCAAGTTACAACGATGACCTCGGTGTCGCCTATGCTGGAAGTGGCAGGCGTTTTAACCGGGCTACCACCCCCTCGCTTGCTGGTCAGTACGCTGTCAATTTCTCTAACGGCGTTTACACCTTTTCCGCGGCAGATGCTGACGCTGCGGTGTTAATTTCATATACCTACAAGATACCGACGAATGGTAGCACGTTGACGCTCTCGAACCAGCCGATGGGCGTGACCCCAACATTCAAAGCAACGTTCTATACGTCGTACAATGGCAGCGGTACTGCTCTGCGTCTTAATGCCTGCACCGCTAATAAATTGTCGCTGCCGGCAAAGCTCGATACGTGGACAATCAGCGAGCTTGACTTTACGGCTTTTGCCGATGCCTCGGGTACGATCGGGTACCTGAGTACGGTGGAATGATGATCCCCGGTATGGCTGTTGCGATGGGCGGTCGCGACTGGCTGGTCCCACCCCTGACCCTCGGTGAGCTCCGTCGGCTGATGCCAAAGGTTCGCCAACTGACTGAGATCGGTGCATCAATGGGCGAAGTGCAGATCGCGGTGCTGGTCGAGATCGTCACGGCGGCGCTGCGGCGCAACTATCCCGACGTGACGCCCGAGGAGGTGGAAAATTTGCTTGATCTCGGCAATGCCGCCTCTGTGCTGAACGCGGTGCTTACAGGGTCTGGCTTAAAGCTAGGTGGAACCCCTGCGGGGGAAGCACCTGCCCCCGGGACCAGCCCGGGGGCAGGTGTGGAGATCCCGGGGTTGCCTGGAGAGAGATTTACGGCCTCCTCGCCACCGCCTGTGGCTACAGTTACTCCGTAATCGACGAAATGACGCTGTTCCAAGTCGAAGAGCTGACTTCCTATTGGGCGCAGCACCCGCCGGTCCACTTGCTGGTCGCGGCCTATCTTGGCGTTGACAAACACAAGCACAGGTCGAAGCCGCCGACATTCACGGGGCGGGAGCAGCGATCGAGCTCGGACGCCGGCTCCGCGCTCGCTCAACTCGGGCCTGAGTTCAGCGCCAAAGATGTCCATGCTGGCCTACCACCCGTGGTCCTCGATTTTACCGAGCTATGCCGCCGGGGGCAGCCCCCGGATTAACATCTTCATGGGAGCAGAGCCAACTGCGAGACGCGGCGCAGAGGTCTGTTATTGAGGGGCTAGCATGGCCGATATTGAAACCAGCGTTGTCATCACCGCCCAGATCGACGGTCTCCGATCTGGAATGGAGGCTGCGTCAAATTCCGTCCAAGCGGCGACCGATGCGATGCGCGCTCAACTTGCCGGCCTCGGCGACATTGCCCAGCAGGCGCAATCACAGCTCACGGCCGCTACGGGGCAAATCGGAGCCGGAATCGGCGCACTGCAGACGAAAGCCGCAGATCTCGCAGGATCGATGTCGGGGGGGATGATGCCCTCCAACGGCTTCGGCGATAGCGGTTCCTCGGGCTTTGGGCAAGCCAGTTCCGATCTCGGCAGTGAACGAGACGCTTCTGCTCACGAAAAACTGTGGGATCAAGAGCTGCTTGCTTATCAAAAATTTCAGAACGACAAGCAGAAGCTCGACCTTCAGGCGGTGCAGACTAGCCAAAGAACGTGGCAGAGTTTGATGCGGCCTATTCAGCGGGCCTTCGATACGTCGATCACCGGCATGATTTTGGGGACGACGACATTGCAAAAGGCAGTAGCGAATATCGCACAATCTATAATTGCGGAATTTGTAAACCTCGGCGTCAAGATGGTAACCAACTGGATTGCCAGCGAGCTCGCCATGACGACCGCGACCGAAGCCGGCGCTGGGGCGCGAACTGCGGCAGAAGGAGAGGGAATGGCGGCCGGGTTGGCGATGAAGGCGCTAAACGCGGTCAAGAGCATCATGACTGATTCGGCGCAGGCGTTTTCAGGCATTTTTGCGTTCCTGGCTCCAATTATGGGACCAGCTGCTGCTGGACCTGCTGCGGCCGGCGAAGCCGCCGTGATGGCCGCCGCCGGAGGAATCGCCTCCGCAGCAGGGGGCTGGGTAGTGCCGTCAAATCAGCTGGCTATGGTGCATCAGAACGAAATGATTTTGCCGGCCAATATTAGCCAAGGCCTCCAGAACATGATATCCGGCAGCGGGGGAACTGGGGGCGCCAGCCCAGTAGTGATCAACGTTTCGGCGATCGATAGCCAAGACGTAAAGCGGTTTTTCCAAAGCAACGGCAGCCAGCTCGTCACCGCCCTCAATAAGGCGATGCGCAACGGCTCGACGCTCCGGATGGCTTAATGCCCCTGATATTTCCGGCGTTGCCAGGTCTGGCCTGGGGCGTCACCAAAACGCCGACGTTTCAGACCCGTATTCAGCGCGC